AGCATCAGCATCAGATTCAAACCTTACATCAGCGCCATGGTCTGTCCAGCGAATACTATATCTTTTGTCTACAATGCCATATTCTATTTGCATAAAATTTAGGAATTCTTGCTTTTGTGGCGTATGATTTGTGTATAATGGTAAGTCTACATTTATTATATGCTTCCATCTAGACCCTTGAATTTGCTTTGTGTATCCAAGTTCAAACTTTGTATCCATTTAGAAAACTCCTAAAATCTTCATGTAAACAACACCACATGTAAGTTTGCTCACTAAACAATATTATTTTTGGCCATCTCCCCCTAACAAGAAAATATGGACAATCCATAAACTTGTCTAGTTCCAGCAAAAATTTATGATTTATTGCCTGCTCGTACAGGTTTACTGTATAAGATTCTAATTCTAAATTGTTCACTAGGTAGGTATATCCGTTATCGTTTAACCTAAGGCCGCCGTTGTCACGTATATTCATCCAAAAAAAACCAGCAAGTTCGTCAACTGGAATATCTAGCCTGCCAACTTCAGCAAACTTTTCAGCATATTGTTTTTTTGTTATGGATATATTACATCACCTAGTTTGAGAAGCACCACACTAAAATCTTCACAGTTAAATTTTTTGTTTAACTTTTTAGCCAAGTTGATAGCATGACCGCTGTTACTAAAACTTACTTTTTTATATTTTGGTCCAGGGTAACTAATAAGAATATTGTGACTTTTTAAATTTATGGGCCTGCCTTGATAATAGACACTCCAGATGCCTTCGCTAGCAAGTATCTGTTCAGATTTATATGTTGCTTTGTCTACCTTTTCTATTAAAACTTCAGGTTTGGGTCTGCTCATACTAGTTCCTAAAATATACGCATATATTTATCTAATATTCAGCAGGTTTTGTTAGAAGTTAGGAGTTACAATCTCCAGTGTATCAGGATTGTTTTGTTGCTCTTCTAATTCAATAATACGATCTTGAAGTTTCATAACATAGTTTACAAGATTAATATATTCTCTGGAAATACCCTGTGCCTCTAGTCTACTAATGGATATGCCAGGCGCATTTCCAGCGTTTGCACGTTTTACAAATGTTTCAAGGTTGCTCGTGTTAGGTAGTCTCATGTATTTTTAAGGACTTGCTGCATTTCTAGTTTAGTCTTAAATGGGCCTTTAAACTCGTTCCTACTCAATGTTAAAAGTTTAGGGCAAAAACTTGGTAACCATTTGTCAAACTGAATAATGTAATAACCAGCACAATAAAAACTCTGGCTGTTCTGTGTTTTTGTATAAAGCGGCAGTTTACGTTTCATGTCATACATAGCATTAAATGGCGCTGTTTTAGATGGATAACCGTGAACTTCAAGTACTGATTTTTCTTCCTTACCAACAGTAAGTTCTTTCCCAGACACCAGGCGAATATTAAACTTGTTTTCTAGTTCATCGAGATTGCTGCATCTACCAATATTCTTTCCTGCTAAACTGACAGTTAAATCAGTGCCCTTACGAATAGTGCCCACACGTTCTCCGTTTTGTTCCACAATCCAAAACTTGTCAGCTATAACAGGTTTTGCTTTATACATTGTATCCCCGTTGTAACCATTCAGCATACTTTGTTGCCTCCTCAGCAATTCTATTAAGTTCATACTTGCCGCAGAACTTAAGAAACTTAGCACCAACCATGCTATTATTTTTAGATTCTAACTGATCTTCTATTGCGTTGTCAATATACTCTTTTAGTTCTTCTGGTTGAGCAGTTAAATCTACTAGTGTACGATTGCGTTCGTAGTCATCAAGCACACGATGCTCGTCACCATTATGGTCAGTCCAGCGTTGTAGCATAAGGTTGTTCCAGTTGTAGCCTTTGGTGTTGCGATCCTCAAAAGCTTCAGCCAGCCCTACCTTGTTCTTAGTACCCTTTTTTCGCACACCAGGATAGGCACTAAAAACATTGTCGGTAGGGTCGCCACGCATACACTTTTCAAACAGCAACCATTCTGGGTCAGGAATTTCCTTGGCTTCGCCTGTCTTTTTGTCTTTTACAGGTTTACCATAATCGTCAAAAATACCATCCAGCGTAATCATATGATTTTGAATGCCATTGTATTGGCGGACGTTATCGCTAACCAACTGCACAAAGTCAGTGTCACTGCTAACAATAACATGATCATCATCTGGATGCTTGTTAATCCAACGTGCTATAATATCATCTGCTTCAGCAATATCACAACGTAACACACTACAATTACTGGTATCTGTCAAAAAACCAGTAAGTTCATCATAGGTCTCCCAGAACAGTTTGTCTTCTTCCTGCTGTTCTTCAGTGAGTGAGTCGTACTTTACTTTGCGGTTCTTCTTATAAGGTTCATAGTAGTCTTTGCGCCAACTACGACCTTCAAGCGCAAAAACAACATGATCAGCACCAGCAATACGCCAGGCTTTGTTAATAGCACTCATTGTAACATGTATACTAAAGCCCAGTCTGGTCCAGGTATCCATGCCCCGATGGGAGACGTGCCGTGCTCTAAAAAAAGTATTTGCTGTATCAACAAGTAAGTATGTGGTCACAACTTCCTCGGTTTGTAAGGGTTTACTCTTGCATTTACTACTCTAGTGTTTATTGTACTAGATTCTACTGGTCCTGTCAACCGTGTATGAAGTTCTCTTGCCCAGGCTTTATGAGCGTCCTCGCCATAATGACTGCCAAAGAAGTTTGCTGTTAGGAAGCCTTGTTGTTTAGCCCAGTTTATGTATACCCAGTTATTATCATATGGCTCTATATAACTTCCCTGCCAGTCCTTGCTTTCTACCCAGCCTGGATTAAAATTTTGCATGGCATTAAAGAATAAATGTTTAACGTTTTTCTCCACAAGTTCCTGGTGAAAATCCCAGATTTTATTGTGCCAGTATATGTGCTTTATTCTTAGTGTATCATTAGTTTGTTCTGCAACCCAGATTTTATAATCAAGTTCTAATTCTTCAGGAACACTATCAGTTCCACTTGCTGTAAACTGATAATATCTATCAGTATGCCAAAACTCTTCTCTCTCCCAGGAACTCCAACCAATAACTATTGTACGCGGTTTGCGTATTTTCTCACCTAGGAATAACTGAGTTGTCCGGAGGATACGATCATTACTACTTGCACTCTCAGCGTCTAAAAAGTAGCCAGCGTTAAGTTTTTTAGACAAATGATGTCCAAATGTTTTTGGTATTGCTTCAGGGTGAGGAGTTCTGCCATAATGACGATATCGGTTGTCGTCTTCTGCAAAGCAATAGTCTTTAACAAGTTCTGCTCCAGCACTATGACTATCACCATTTACGTATAGCAACATTATCTATACTCTGTCTTTCCATCACCTAGATCATTTCTGGTTACCATTGCTTCATCTTTTTCATATGTTTCAAGAACTACCTGTCTACAAACATCCTGGAACCAACGATCTACCATGTCATTTTCATCTTCGTCACGGTAGCCAGCCTTCCAAAGACGCTTTATAAAATATTCGTTCCAGTCAAGTTCAAAAGCACCGTTTCCAGGATTTTCAGGATCCAGTTCTATATCGAGCACACTTACCCAGGGCTCTCCCTTTTCTGTAGCAATTTCTTTTGCTGTTTTTTTAGGCGCTCTAGGTTTTGGCTCTTCTACTACTTTTGCTTTCCCCAGGCCCATAGCACGTTTTGCATCATCTAAAAGTCCCATTCAATTACTTCTCCTGTGTGTACTTCAAACTCATGTACGTCTTCTTGTGTTCTTTTTCCCAGCACTACTGCGGCCGCCCTGATTGTATTACCATGACAAATAATAATATGTGGTAGTTCATTTGCTCTGTCTTCTATTTCGCGTAAAAAACCATAAACTCTTGCAGCAGTATCTTTTAAACTTTCGCCGTTAACTGGGCTGGCCTGCCAACCTCTGCGTATTTGTAAGAATTTATCTTCCCCCAGTTCCTGCTTGATCTGATCTTTATTTTTACCACTCCAATCGCCATAATCACGTTCTCTTATAGCAGGACTAACCTGTGGGGTAATATTCCAACCAGTGGTTTCTACTATAATATTAGCAGTATTAAAACTACGACGTAGGTCACTAGCATATACGCCAGCAACGCTTGTGTATCTTTCAGCAAGCACAACACCTGCTTGATGCGCTTCTATCACTCCCTGTTCTGTAAGATCAGGATCGTGCCAACCAGTGCTCAAGTTTTGAGCATTGTATTCGCTTTGACCGTGTCTTACCCAAACTGATTTCATAATCCTGATTCTCTAAGTCTCTGTTCTAAATCTTTTGGGACTAGTTTTTCTTGTTTTTGTTTTTCTATTACAGGCATACCAGTGGATTTATTACGTTCCCCAGGCATTGCCAAAAACGTCGACATGAAGCCTGGGCGAATAACAATAGCCTTTTTTAAGAGCAAGTTCCGCCACAGTTTTGCCGTTAGCAAAGTAACTTGTTGTTGTACCTCCGACAGCCATGACATAAACCGGCGCAGTAATACCGGCAGCTCTAAATTCCGCCACAGCTCGGTCAACTTCTTCCACATCAACATCATCACATACAACAAACTTGAAATATAGGTAGCTATCACGAATGTCACTGTAACTCCTAGCAATACTAGGCTGTATAGCATCATCCCAAGCATGTCCACTAACCGATAGCTTCGGGGAACATGACCATGTAACATGTAGTTGTTGGTTATTGTTGAGGTAAGACTGGAAATTGTCCTGCAAAGGCTGTGTGGTGTTAGTTTCAAAAGTGACATTTTTAAGATCCTTCATTTTTGGATGTTCAAATAGTTCTGTATACACACGCTGCCAACCCAACAAAGGTTCACCACCTGTGATAACCAAGTGTATGTCTTGACCATTTTCCTGTGTCCATGATCCAGTGGGTGTTAGTGCTAGCAGTCTATCTACAAGTGTGTCCAAGTCTACGTCATTCTGTAGATGTTTAAAAGCAGGATGCCAAGCGGCATAACTGTCACAGCCTGTTTCAATAAGTGGGAGTTTATCTACACTATCATATTTTT